AATAAAACCAAAACCTTTGGTGTCATTAAACCATTTTACTTTTCCTGTTGTCATTATGTTTCCTTGTTATTTTATTTTTACTGTGTGTGTGAGAATTCTATGCTGCCACGTCTATTTCCTGTGGCTTGGTTTCTTTTGATTTCATCTTGTCCGCATCCGGACGCAGTGGTTCCAACCAACTGTCAGCAATGTATGCCTTTTCGGTATCTCCAAACATATTGCTTAATCCCTGTCCCTTGATCCACCAATAGTGATCAGTTACTGGACACATACAAGCAACACCACGGAATTCAAATTTTTCTCCCTGGGTGTATTTGCCTATGTATTTTTCGACCAAGACGATCTTGCCAATGTTCTCCTGTCTAACGGAAAATATAATCTTTGCTAGATCGCCTTGTTCGCACTTCATGTTATTTTATCCACGCTATCTTTTCGCCAGCCTTGACCCTGCGATTGTATTCTTCAACCGAACCTGGATATCTCCATGCCCATATTGCTACCAATGCCATGAAGCCGCCGCTCCATAGGATTGCGTTAAGGTTTGCCGTAAAGTAGTATGTAATGACTAGTGTTGATGCCATCATTGCTACCATTAGGTATTTTCCTCTTGTAGGAAATACCCTCTTCTTATTCCAATTGGTTAAGAATTTACCAAACCATGGATGGTTGTATAACCACTTTTCCATCTTTGGTGAACTCTTTGCGAACGCCCATGCCGCAATAACCAAAAAGATTGAAAATGGAATACCTGGCGTAATCACACCAATGTATGCCATGCCCACACAGAAAAAGCCAATTCCCATGTAGATGTATCTTTTTATTTGGTTCATTGTGAATCCTTTCGTTATTACAGTATTAGTTATCTATATTATAATTAAGGAGTTACAACAATGAATCGGGCATTTAGTGTAAATCAGCCCAGGCTGTGGTGCTATCATTATTTGCATCTTGTGCATACCCTTGAAACTTTCCTGTAGTGGTATTATAAACCATCATTCCGGGGGAGGGAGTAAGTGCATCAATTTCTATTTGTGTTAACATCGGTGGCTTAAACATTGTGGGTGTAACTTCTCCTACAACAGGTCCTACAATTTTTCCTTCTACACCATCGACTAATAATATGCTATCATCAGCAAATACTGAACCAATCATGTCACCTGTTAGGTTACCAATTAATGCATTATTTTCCGAATCAATAATTAAAGAAGAATCTTGGCCATATACCGATCCTTTTATATCGGTGACAGTAAAATCTACGTCTAGTTGATCTCGGAACTCTAATTGTCCTTCACCGTTAGTAACTAGGACTTGGTTTGCCACACCATCCGTTGAGGGAAACTGATAACTACCATCACCACCAAGGTGTGTAAAGTTACCATCCATCTCCTCATAGGTTAATGCCTGTCCCTTGTCTGAACGTTTAATTAGTGTCATTGGCTTTGTGTTCCGTCGTCATCATAGTGCTTGCCTACATAACTGCTATAGGCGTTTCCACGGAGACCTGGATTGTCCTTGATGTAATCAAAGACTACATATTCAAATCTTGCTGTCTGTTGCTTGGTTGGTAAACTTGTAAAAGTAAAACCTGTTGCGTCTAGTTGTGCTTCTGTTTCACTATACTTTGGCATGGCATTATCCGTTTGCTATAACGTTGGAACTTGCTGTTGCCGCAGCATTTGGCACCCAACTACCGTGTCCTGCTGTTGCATCGCCCAGTCTATGAACGGCAATGTTATTTGCAAATACGTTTGGTGAAGCACCAACTGCTGGATCACCGCAGGCAGTCACATCGCCTATTCTTACTGTCGCACTGTTATTTGTGAATACGTTGGGAGAACCAGTTGCGTAAGAAGTTTGATGGAATGGACTAGGTGTTGGACTTGCATGCCCAACATGAACGTCCTGGCCAACTCTTACGACTCCTGGCATTAGAGTGCGATTCCTGTTGTGCTTGAAATGTATTGTTTGCTCATCTCTTCGAGTGTCTTGTTAATGCAAACAATTTTATCAGCACCAATGTTTACTTTTGCATCTGGTCCAATAGTGAACATGAATGGTGCAAGACCTAATCCTTGTTGGGTAGCAGTAACCATTAGTGGCTTGTGTAAAATAAAACCATCAGCCTTTTGTTCTTCCAGTCTTGCCACGACTTCCTCGCCCGATGTGAGTTTGATTGAAACCGTGTCTCCGTTTTTGTATGGGGCTTCTATTAACATTATAGTGTGTGTCCTGTTCCGTTAAATCCTGTGTCATCTACGTATTTTGTAAAAGCATCATAACCACCAATTTTCTTTCCGTTAATTACAATCTGTGGAACCGTTCGAGCTCCTGGAAAGTTTTCTAATAGTTCTTCTCTTGTGTAGTCAGTACCAAGTGACTTGTATGTGTATTTAAATCCTCGAGTCTCGCAAAAATTCTTTGCCTTGTCGCAGTATGGACACATTGGCTTTCCATAAATCTCAATCATATTTTTATCCTGAATAAACTGTTGAACCTTTTTTATCAATTACTCTAACCATAATAACACCGGCACGCTTTTTTTGTAATGCAGCAGAAATTGCTTGACTTTCTGAACCATACGTTCCATACGTAGTCCAACTTTCGTATGGTGAGTTTCTTTTAAATTGTGCCTTGTACATGCTATTACTTATCTACCCTACAGGGTAAATCCTTTAAATGTGTCTTCTTCAACGTCCTGTTTAACGCCTCCAACAATGTAACTCTCAACTTCTGTTTCCTGAGGGGCAACTTGCAGTCCCGAACTTGACAACCAGTGTTGTGTCCAAGGTAGGGGATTTGTGTTTAGTGGACGATCGTAAATAGTTTTTAATCCCAACGCCTTCAATCGTTTGTTAGCAATGAATTCTACATACGCATGAAGCAGATTAGCATTCAATCCAATTAACGATCCCTTGGTAAACAAATAGTCTGCCCAACGCTTTTCCTCGTCAACGCAATCACGCCACATTTGATAAACTTCTTCTTCACACTCTTTTGCAATCTTGACAAAGTCTGGATCGTCGTTTCCTTTTGCCCAGTGCTTGAGGATGTGTGTTGAAAGGTTAAGGTGTGTTGCTTCGTCACGAGCAATAAGTGAAATAATCTTTGCAGAACCTTCCATTAGTTTTAGCTCGCCAAACGCAAATGTACAAGCAAATGATACGTAGAAACGTAGTCCTTCTAGAATGTTTACGGTCATCATAGCCTTGTATAACTGCTTCTTCACTTCATACATGTTGCCTTTCTTGTGATGGAAGAAGTTATCAGCAATTTCATTAAACTTATCGTATTCTCTGGTTACACTTTCTGCTCTTGCAAGAATTTCTTTATCTTCTAGAATGGTATCAAACACTTCACTTGGGTCTGGATATACATTCTTTACGATGTGAGTGTATGAACGGCTGTGAATTGTTTCCTGAAAGTCCCAGCATACAATACAACTTTCCAATTCTGGATTAGAGCAATAAGGTAAGAAAGCCAAACATGGTCCACGTCCTTGCACACTATCCAACAGTGTTTGATACTTTAGGTTTGAAGTAAAAATATGTTTCTGTTCTTCACGAAAGTCTTGATAGTCTGCTCTATCCTTTTGAAGACTGACTTCTTCTGGTCGCCAGAAATAACCCAACATAGTTTGGTTAAGTTTGTCATACTCTGGATAACGGAACACGTCATATCGTTGGGTGTTACCGTCTGCACCGAAGAACATAAATTCTTTAGTGAAGTCCACTTTATTTTTGTTGAATACTGTTTTGCTCAATTTTTGTTTCTCTCTCTTTTTCGTCATAAACCTACTATATGTTGCAGGCCTCGCACTCTTCGCCATCAATATCTTCAGATGGAATGGCTTCAACACCATTGTTGTGACCATTTACGTGACCATTTACGTGACCATTTACGTGACCGTTCATTGTAGCACCATTTACATGTGTGTCAACTACAGTTTCTTCCAATCCTGCTGGTTGGACTGTATCCTCCTCACCCTTGAAGTCATAAGTGTTTTGATAGTATGAAGTCTTCCAACCCATTTTATATGTTGTTAGTAGATCCTTCATCATCACGCTCATAGGAACTTCGTTGTTCTCAAAGTGTGTAGGGTTGTATGACCAGTTACCCGAAATACTCTGATCAAAGAACTTCTGCATTGCCGCAACAATATTAATGTAACCTTCGTTGCTAGGCATATCCCAAAGAAGTGTGTAAAAATTCTTCAGTTGATTATACTGCGGAACAACCTGTTTAAGAGGCCCTTTCTTGCTTTTCTTAATGGACAAGAATGCTCTAGGAGGTTCAATCCCGTTTGTTGCGTTCGACACAACGGAACTGCTCTCCGATGGCATCTGTGCGGACAGTGTTGAGTGCCGTAACCCGTGTTCCTTAATGTCCTTCCTAAGATCATCCCAATCATATTGCAACTTCGCTTTAATAACATCGTCGACATCTTTCTTATATGTATCAATTGGAAGAATGCCTTCCGCATATTTAGTGCGGCTAAAGTATTCGCATGATCCTTTTTCTTTTGCAAGTTCATTACTCGCAACTAATAGATAGTATTGGAATGCTTCTGATAATTCATGCACCAACTTCCACGATTCCTTGTCGCTATACTTGACCTTGTTCTTGGCTAGATAGTGTGCAAGTCCAATGTAACCAACACCCAGCGATCGTCTTGCCTTGGTGCTGATCTCAGCAGCCTTAACTGGATAACCTTGGTAGTCAATGATTTCTTCCAGTGCCCTTACTGCAAGATCGCACAAGTTTTCTAGTTCTTCTAGATTGTTAATCAAGCCAACATTGATTGCTGAAAGAATACAAAGAGCAATCTCACCTTCTTCATCATCAATGTGTTGAATGGGTTTGGTTGGTAATGTAATCTCTTGGCATAGGTTACTCATGTAAACAGGGTCTTTGAAAGAACTGTGTGAGTTTGTGTGATCAACATTCATAATGTAGATGCGTCCAGTCTCTGCTCTTTCTTTCAGCAGATCACCAAACAGTTCCATTGCCTTGATCTTTTTCTTGCGGATGGATGTCTTGCGTTCAGCCGCTTCGTACACTTCCTTAAACTTGTCGTTGTCTCCGCTGTAGAATGCATCGTATACCTCTGGGACATCGTGTGGCGAGAAAAGAGTAATATCTTCTCTAGACAACAACCTTTCATAGAACAATTTATTAATCTGTATAGAGTAGTCTAGTTTACGCACACGGTTATCTTCCGTTCCCTTGTTGTTTTTCAAAACAAGAATGTCTTCAATCTCATAGTGCCAAATAGGAAAGTGTGTTGTAGCACTTCCGCCACGCACACCATTCTGTGTACAACTTCTTACTGTGGCTTCGTAGACTTTTAGAAACGGGACAACTCCTGTGTGGGCTACTTCTCCGCCTCGTATTTTTGAATTGATTGCTCTGATTCTTCCTGAGTTGATTCCAATTCCTGCCCTTTGAGCAATGTAGTAACCGATCGCACTATTGCTGCTAAAGATGCTAGGAAGAGTATCAGCAACATCAACAAGAACACAACTGGCAAACTGACGAATAGGAGTACGCACTCCAGCCATGACAGGGGTTGGGATGTTGATCTTAAAAAGTGAGGTCGCGTCATAATATTTTTTCACGTATGATAAACGTGTCTCCTTTGGATAGTCAGCGAAGAGAGTGGCTGCTATCATCATGTACATAAATTGTGGGGTTTCAAATATATCACCATTTGATCGATCCTGACAGAGATACTTGTCCACTACCTGACGCAAACCAGCATAGGTAAAGTCTTCGTTTCTTTCATGCCTAATCCAAGTATTCATCTTTTTAAGTTCTGTTGATGTATACTTTTCTTTGATTGCAGAATCGTAAAC